TATCTTAAACATCTTCTTAAATAGTTTTTCTGATTGTCGTTCAGTAAGATTATCCTGAACATCTTTAGACCAATTACCTGTGTAATAAGTCATTTTGGTTTTTGTGCCTGATTCTCTAAACTTAATTAAAGTTTCTGGTACTTTCTCAATTTCTGATTTTAACCAACGGTCAATTTGTTTACTCGCCATAATATATCTCTCCTTTAGAGTTGTTTATAAATCTGCAATTTTGAATTTTCTAATAACATTCTTTGTTGGTATAACTGTTGTGTTACCACCATCACCAAGTTCGTTATTATCATCATAATTGTAGTCGCTCATCAAAACATGAACCTTGTTATCATTCTTTACCAACCAACCGGTCGATACACAAATAGCAGGTTTCATTTTTTGAATTTCTTTTAGTGATTTCCAACCAGCGTCTGATTGAATATCCTCCCAATACACCAAATAGAAATCGTATGTAAACGGTATCTCTGGAATATCGTACTTTGTTTTTTTACTAGTAGGTTTTTTAGCCATATAATCTTACGAACACTCTTTATCAGCAATCTTCGTATCTTCTAATAGTTCACATTTATATTTACTATCAGCATTCTGTCTTAATTGAGCAGCTAAACTTTCTAAAATAACAGGTAAGTTTTTTTCTAAAACATCTGTCATTTGTAAAGCAAAGCTGTGTGCTATTTTAGCCATTTCTGCTTCAAGTACGGAAGTGTCAACACCGTTACCACTTACTTTTTCTTTTATAACATGACCAATAACGGCCGTGTTATAATCATCAGCTTTTACTGAATTTGCGAAAGCCGTTAGACCAAACCACAATATCGCCAGTAAAAAAATTGTCTTCTTCATAATATATATGTCCTTTTGTTATCGTTTATAGGTATATAATACACTATAATGTCAGCAAAGGCAAGCGCTTTTTTCACTTTTTTTACGCTTTTTTGTAGTATTTTATGTCTTTTTTTAGTGGTTTTATAGTATATTATGCTAAATTAAGGGGGTGCGTCATAGTTGACCACCCCCTAAACTGTTGATTCGCTATTGAGATAGCGCTCCAGATGTAGAACCTCGAGTCGGTCCTTCTGGTGTTTTATATTCGTCATTCCAACCAAAAGCTTCTTTTACTACTGCTTGGGATAGACCTTTATAATGTTTATGTAGTTCTTTATCTTTCATTGCGATTGCAATACTAGCTTCACCTTTTGATAAAGCTTCTAATATCTGTAAGAACATAGTTTCTTTTCTGGTTTTTGATGTTGCTACATCAGCACCAACCACAAAATGCCAGAATTTCTTTGATTCATTTTCTAATAATGAATGTTCAGTACCATCTGGTGCCTCGTTTGCTATAAACGGTGGTGTACCCTCTGGTAAATCCCATTTAATATTAGGGTCAAATGAACCTTTGATAATTCTTCTTAAACCTGGTGTGTCGTATTGTTTCAATACTTCAATCTTTTTAGGTTTATCTTTTGCGTTGTTTACTTTAGTCAAAATTTCGTGCATTAGTAACTTACCACTACCACCAGTAGAGGACATAGTTGTCATTGCAGCTTTAGACATCAAGTTTGGGTTTTGTGTTGCCATATGATTTCTCCATGTTAAAAGTCACCAATGTTTTCCATTAAAGACTTCAATTTATTTTCAATAAAGTAAGTTAATAACTTGCTACGGTCATTTACTTTGTAACTTCGATAACTATTTATAATAGCATCCTCGTAGACCTGTGGTATCTGGTTTAGGTCTATTAGTTTCTTGTTCTCATTATATCTTGCACTTAACTGCTCGTCCAAGTTATCTGTAACTGAGCATTCTTCTAACCTTTTTTTGGTCATTGGTTTTTGTTTAATTCCAGTTACAAAGCTATCATTTGGTGATAGTATATTTGGTATACCATCTGACCTATCACCTTTTAAAATCTGTTCTAATAGAAATTCTTTTGGGTCTATTTTGATACCGTCTTCATCAAAACCAATAAATTTTTTCTGGATGGGAGCATACTGTTCTACATTTTTATAGAATTGTAATTGAATAAAGTCTTTGTCACCAGATACAATCATAATCTTTTCATCTTGGTGGTAATACTTTGTTAGTATGGCGATTATATCATCAGCCTCACACTTCTCCTCGTACATCATAATATAAGGGAAGTTTTCTTTTAATTCGTTTTTAATATTAGTAAGTATATCAAAGATATTATCCCAATCAAAGCTTGATTCAGTTCTATCTTTTTTTCTTTTATACTTGTAATGTGGAAATATATCTCTACGCCATGTATTGCCAGCGTCTGAACAAAGTACCATATTGCCGTACTTTTGTTTAAATTTTACATTGAAGCCACGCAATGAGTTCATCACCATGTGTCTTATCATTTCTTCGTTTGGTTTTACATCACCTTGACCTCTGGTCTGCACCATAAGATTTGAAATTAAAACCTGGTTTAAATCTACTAATATCATTTTATAAAGTTCCTATCGTAAAACCAGTTTCGATAAATCTTATCTGTAAATAGTTGTAAGACCTCGTGGTATGGTATGTTATCTGTTAATATCAATTTCTCTACTTCTTCATATTCATAACTATCGACTTTTCTGGATACTTTATGTGTCTTTGCTGTTTCAAATAATGCTCTTATATTTCTTAAATGATTACTCATTGTCAAATACTTTTAATATAGTAAACATAACAATGACACTAACACCCATTCCAATAAAAAATAAACCTAATCCTGAAGCTATAGTCATAATAAACGGAGGCGACCCGAAGGCCGCCTCTGAATTAAAGTTACGCTGAGTAACCTTGGTTACCAAATAAAGCAGATTGACCAGCTGCGATTACAGCTTTTGATGGTGTTCCTACTCTGTAAGATACTCCAGCAGATGTTCTATTTTCATAAATCATCATACCTTCATTTCTAAGTTTACCAACCATTGAAGCTGGTGACCTTAGGTCGAAAGTAGCTCTTAGAGATTTCCAAGATACTGAGTTTCCTTTAGAAAAAAGATTTCTCACTTTTTCTGTTTTTGATAGTTTAGTTCTAGCCATGTGACTATTCTCCTTTTTTGTGTTAAATAAAAATTTAAACATAATTGTTCAAATCCTCTCTTTCTGTCAATTTTACAACCTGACATGGCGATTCCAGAACGGAATTCTGTTTAGTTATCATTGTCGCCTGGGTCAAAATCTGGAATAAAGTCAACACCTGTTAACTCATCTTTGACCTCCTCTGATAACGGTTCTTTTGTTCTATCGGCTTTAGGCCTAAAATCTATATCTTTAATCTTTGCATAATCTATTCTTGCTCTTGTATTACCAGCATTGTCATGTATTAACTCAACTGTATTATCGGCAATCTTATGCACTATATGATTTAAACCAAAATCTCGTTTTATTGTAGCTCTCAATACATCAACTAGATATGAGAAATCTCTTGTAAAGGTTTCTGTATTAGTTTTCATAGCAAGGTCAACAAAGTTGTGTAATAGTTTCATAGCAATATCATCTACAGCAGACTCAACAAACTTAACGGTCTGTTCCTTTTCAATTTGCTTTTGAAATTTGGTATTTTTAACACCTGTGTTTGCTTTGTTCTTAATCCTATCTGTCGGAAAAAGAATGACCTTACCATCATCTGACACTATATCTTTTCGCCTTTGAAATTAGTTAAACCTTTATCGGCCATAAATTCTACTAATTGATTATAACCACCAACAAGTACATCATCAATCACAATTTGAGGCATAGTTCTCACTTGTTTACCAACTGCTTCGTACAATTCTTCTGGTGATTTAAAATCTTTACCAAACATCTTTTCTTCGTAACTCAAATCAAGGCCTTTCAATAAGGCCTTTGACTTATCACAATAGATACAATTTGGTTTACTGTATATTGTTATTTTCATTTCCATTATCTTTCATTAACTTTTCATAAGATAAGTTCGCTTTCTCTTTCAAGTTATAAGCGTCAACAGCTTGTGCAACTGTGAAGTTGTACATTTTGTTATACTCACCTAATGGTAATCTTAAACCAATCCACACTCTATAGTAACCATTCTTTGTAAGAGTTACATCTTGTTTAAAGATTTCGTAACCTCTAACAGGTGTATTCTTAATAGTATTGACTAAAGTAGATTCTACTTCACTAACAACTGTCTTTGTTTCAGACTTTCCTAGTTCAGTAATGAATTGTTTAGATTGTTTATTCATTTCACCAGCAATGATATCGGCAAGTTCAGACTTCGCTAACATTTTACCTTTCTCTATTGCTAATTGTAAATCTGGAGATACAGCCGTTGCAACACCAAAGATACACATTTTATCTTTGTCTTTGCCTAGCCAAGGCGTATCACACGCTTTTGATTCGGAGTAATCTGCCATGTACCATTTTGGTACAGAGTTCATTACTTTTCCACTCTCCGATTTGATTTTATATGTATTGCTACAAGCCGTCATCATAAGACCTACTGCTCCAATAGCAACCATTTTACTTATATTTTTCATATTTTCTCACTCTCCATTACATTATATACTAACTCTTGTAAGAAGGCAAGCGTGGATTGAACATATCCTAAAGCGTCCTCACTTGAAACATCATATAATATAACTAACACAAGAGCTACAATAATTAGATTTCTAATCATTACTTAACCTCCCATTTGCCAGTTGTTGTTAAACATACCTCACCAAATGATTTTAAGGCATGTTCTGGTCGACTATAATATCGACAATATTCTGGAGTATTAACACCTGCATAGTAAAATTGAGCAAACATTTCCCAATAACTTGGTCCATCATGCTGTCTTTTACCATCAGCACACTCCAAAATTTCTTCTTTAACTATCTCGTCACCGACTTGTTTGATAGTTACTTTAATAAAACAAAACTGTCCATTTACTTCTTTAGGGTCAATGGGTATAATTCTATGATAATCTTTTGCTACTGCAATACCAGATATAATTAAGAACAAAATGAGAACAAATGTCCATGTCAAATATTTTTTCATATTATACCTAGGGTCAAACATAATTTTTTTCTAACTCTTTTATAGATTGTTCAGTATTATATACTTCTTCCTCTAAAATGGCAAGCCTCTTTTGATTTGTTTCAAATTCCATTTGTTCTTTTTTTGTTCTCACTTCTTGTTTAAGAAGATTAACCTTTTCCTGATAATAAGACATCTTTTTCTATCCATCTCCCATCCGGCATTTGACATGCTGTACCAAATACCACTTCTCTATTAATACCACCAATACCTATCAAAGGCCATTGATTTGTTATATCAATAGTAGCGTCATAATCTTTACACTTAATTGGTCCCTCTGTATAAGACCTAGTTACTTTTATAATACCACTATTACCTGTTTTGCCATTGTACCAATTTGTATAACTCTGACCTGACGGTCCGTTATTCAAGTGGTCTACAAAGACAGCATTGTGTACATCATAATCTGAATTGTACATAATTTCTGCACCTGCAAATGTACCAATTACGGCACATGTAGCTATCGCATATGGATTATCAACACCCATACTTACACAACCTGCTGTGGTCGTTGTTGCACCTAACATGGCGCCAGTTTGTGACCTATTCATACTACTACAATTAGTTAGTAGAAGTAAGGATAGTCCTGATAATACTAAAGACTGGATTAAATTTCTTTTTTTCATTATTTGTAGAACCTGTCGTGCAAGAGCTTATCATGGTCGATACCAGAATAATCGCCGTAATCACCTTTAGATTTATCTTCGACTTTCTCTTGTGTCTTGTTTCCGTTTTCATCTTCATATAAATTGTAGGAGTCCTTACCATCATAATAATACCCTACTATTTTCTTT